GCTCCGGCTTTTGTTGTGTATGTCTCCGGCATCCCTACGTGAATAACACGTCCGGAATAGTCAAAACTGTTGATGGATTTGTTCTGCATGATTATATAGTTTTAATTAGAATTTCTGTCCGAGGACGTTCTGAATATTTCTTTGATGCAATCACACCGCATATCTGACCATCATCATGCCAAAATATCTTATTCATTGCATCTTGGCAGAATTTTATCAAATTATCAATATCGGGACGACCTGAATGGAACTCCGGTGCTGAATCCTTTAAGAACGAGGCTTTCTTGCCCGTCCCATAATGGTTCTTTGGACGCGCCATATAAAAGTATAGTTCAAGTACAATAGGTTCTATAATCGGCTCTTTAGGGGCTGATTCCTGAATGATTGAGGCAAAAGTAGTTTTCTTGTCCTTTGACGGGTCATAGGTACCAGAGAACTTACCACGGGTGAAATGCCTGTGACGTGCCTGTGCCTTTGGTTCTCCTAATATTGTAAGTTTTATCTCCATTATTTTTTAAGTTCAGTTCCAAGTACTCTCAACTGTGAAGGATCGAACATCTCCAGATCCCCAGTTTTTATGTTTTGACAGATGCAGACAGTGTAGTTCACTCCTATCTGTCCATTCTCTGTGTCGATGATCTTATAACAAAGACCAAAGTGTAAGAGATAGTACTTCTCCTTCACCATGACAGGATCTTCTTCCGTGCCATCCTTTGCCCAACTAACCTCCACTAACTCTCTCATCTGCGTATCTGAAATAATTTCCTGTGTTTCTTCTTCCTTTTGACTTCCCGTAAAGAATGTCATCAATAGTACCCCTGCCTATATGCAAGTCCCTTGATGCTATTGCAATGGAAGGATAACTTGCTATCCTATTACCCTGTTTGTCAAAATATTCAATCTCCCTTTTATTATGATTGAGTTCTGTTCTTCTGAAATATTCAAATCCTGCTACCCAAAGAGCATTCAAGAATATCCGCGCCTCACCTGTATTGTCCTCATGGATTATGCCGCGCATACTCATATCTCTTAATACACTATTTACTGCTTTGTCCTGATCCATCTCCACATCTTTACAAACCTGTATCTTATTTCAATCCATACAAAACGAAATGCCGTAACAAACCAGTTTCCTTTGGGCAGCGGATACAGAGTTATCTCGTAGCCCTGCGCCTCCACGACAATAAATCTCTGCTCATCCAGGAATAACACAATGTCATTCTTATGCAGAATAGGCTCGGATATTGTTATTTCAATGATATTCTTCATATTAATAGCACTCTTTATGCGTTCTTACAAATTCATCACGGACAACTCTTGCTTCTTCTTTTGTTCTAAATGGACTAAAATAATGCCGATCCCCTTTCCAGTTGAATAATACATAGAAGTAAGGTCCATTAGGATATATTGCATAATCAGGTCCTTTCCTTTTATTTCTGGCATTAATGGATGTTGTAGTAAATCGACAATTTAAAGGTTCATAATTCCCGTCATTATTGATACGGTCTATTTCAAGATCAAACCCCTCTTCATAACCATTTTCTAACGCCCATTTCATAAAGTTTCTAAAATCTCTCCATTCGTCACAAACGGATATTCCCCTACCTCCATAATCTTTATAACATTTTACATTTGGATTAGAAACACGTGAAATCATTCCGCACCATCTTCCATACAATAATGTATGTTTCATTCCATGATAAGAAGGTCCCTCTTTTTGAAAAACACGTCTAAAGCAACCACAAGATTTTGTAGCACCTCTGTTTACGGCTGTTGTTTGAGATTTAAAATATTTATGACAAAAAGGACACTCATAAATGGCAAAATGCTTTTTCTCTTTGCTTTTTTCAGTAGGATATTCGTACCCTAAATCTTCGATCATTTTCATATTGGTAAATAATGGAGCATCCCCGGCTGCTTTAATCATCGGCATCTGTGTCGAAACGACAGAATTAGACGAAACCAGGGATGCAATATTTTTACTTAAAATTTCCATTATTCAGATACCGTGATTAAAGCGTAGTAAAGATATGCTAATTTTATTCCCAATCCAAATTTATTTTTTTGAACTCTTCCAGAACTCGATCCTCCGATGGGGATTCCTTGATCTTATTTGAAGTTACTCTATTCTTTGATCCTTTCCTTTCGCTCCACGAATAGCTTCCGAGACGACCATAATCTATGGATTCTGCACCATTTAAAGTAAGTTGCTTGATTAAGGTGTTCGCAATACCTGCTCGCTCTTCTTCAATCAGGCTTTTCACTTTCAAGAGCATTTTATCTTGCTTACATAAATTGTAAGATTCCATAGTACCTTCAACACTTTCTCTTTCTTTAAGAAATCTTTCACTTTGAAATTCCCGATAGGCTTCCGTGGTATCAGGTTCCGGCTCCAACTCCTGTATCCTGGCATCCCATTTCTCCACCTCTGCCATATTCCCTACTTTCTCAGCCTCTTTCTTCTTTGCCTGTGCCTCTTTCCCGGGCAAAACCAAATTATACCAGAAATCCCTGCTGATATTAATGATCTTTTCACACAGTCCCTCGTCACGTTGATAGCGTTCAACTGTGAACTCATTCCCGTCCTTGAGTATGGCTATTTCTGCATAATCGGTTTCGAGAATGATCATATACACATGGATCTGGATTAGGTAACTCACAGGGATACCATCAGCCCACATCTGCGAACTCCAGTAACTCAAAGTTTTTATCTCAAGTACGGCTTCTGTCGTTAACTTCTCTGCTGTGATAAGGTTTCTTCCACCCTTGATATTCTGCACTCTGTCAAAGGAACCAAATAGCCAGGGATATGAAGGATTGACTACCATTCCATTGACATTACGACATTGACGGATGATCCTCTTATTCTTATAGTTCTCAATCCAGCCTTCAGGTGTGCCGTCATAGAACTCCCATAACTCGGCAATCTTATCCTCCATATACCGACCAAAGAACATCTTGGCATTGTCTATCTGTCGTGGCTCTATTGCCTTAATCTTTTCATAGAAGGTACGTGTCACTGTATCGTATTTATTCAAGCCAAGCACCGTACTTAATTCTGAACCTCCTATTCCGGTTGTACGATAATCATACCAAGCGGGGGTATGTTCCGGTATCCTTGTTATAATAAGATCACTCCTCATATCAGATTAAGTGCTTTTGGTTGTTTTATGTCGAGATTCAGGGGTTTTAACTCCTGATACATGTCTGAAAAGATTGACTGCAACATATCTGCCTGGATGGACATAATCTCGGTTTCCTGGCGACCTTCATTACTGATGTCTGAGTACCATTTGCCGTACCATTTCGCAACAACATTGACTAATCCCTCATGCTGCTGGATGAGTTTCTTGCCCTCATCATAGAAGACTTGGTAGTAGTTAAGCCATTGCTTGAAGTTCTCGCATTTAGCCTCTGCTGCTTTCTTCTGCTCATCATTATCCCATTTACGGGTGGTGTCGTGCATTATAGCTTCCGCTTCGCTGACACGTTTTTTCTGTGGCTCCAGTACCTTTGTCCTGAAGTTCTCAAGATGGTTGCCAAATTCCCAATTGTTCACGTTAGACATGATATTCAATACGGTGTTCGTTAGTAATATAAAATTCTGTATTGTCAATGATAATGACACTTGCCTGCTTACGGTGGAAAATTACACGTTCCCCTACTCTGACATCTTTGCATGCCGAACCTACCTGTTCTACTGTTCCCCAATCCTTTAACATCTCCTTTGAACTCCTGGGAATTATTAACATGCCTGAATCTGTTCTCTCAGGTAACTTATCTGGCTTGATTAATATGGCCGTGCCGAGCATTTTCATGGTTTATATTTTAAAAGGGTAATTTGCTTAATCCGTCCTCTTTCCCATTAAAAACCTCATCATCATCTTTGACTTCGGGATTGAGTTTACCTGAGATGGGTGCGACTTCTTTCTTCTTCTCGTCCTCAACTAAGGCAAACCGTCCTCCCTTTGCATAATCCATACGCATCTTTATCTTACCCACCTTGCCTATCTCCTCAAAACGAATCTTCTCTATGTGAACGATAGTGGGTGCCTTGTCGTCAATGTAAATCTTATCATCATCAGTGGCATCTTCCGGTATGTCCTCTGCTTTTTTCTTCCTCATCATATAACGATGAAGGATTATC